CTTCATTGGTAGAACCATATCTACTAACATTGGTTAATTGAAAACCTTGATAACCATTGTAAGTATATTCATTTAACTCACTTAAACCTGCTTTCTTTTGAAACAATCTAACAAACTCTTTCAAAGCATCAGTTTCCATTTTAATATCTTCTGCAAGTTCTTGATATTGTTCAACAAGTTTTGAAATAGATTCAATCTTTGCTTGAAGTGATGTTTCAATAGCTTGAACATCTTTTCTAGCTTTGAACAATTCAAGTTCATTGCTTTCAATAGTGCTTACAACCTGTTCTACAACTAAGTCTTGGTCTTTTACTCTCATCTGTGCCATAATATATCTCCTTAAATAATAGCGTTAAAAATAGTGCTAGTTTTTTTGGCATGGACTACTAGCAAACCACCTACCTTTATATATTTTTGAGTAGCTATTAGTATGTTACGCTACTTTCCTAGTTCTTCCTTACACAAACTAGGATGTGATAGACATGGGAGTACCATATCTAATACGATTCCAAAGTCTTCCTAAGAAAGAAGTCTCTGCATAGTATTGAATCTCATCAATGATATCCAAAGTATCTTGGACATCAAGGTTAGATGATACTTCAAGTATCTGCATACCCTTGTTAGACTTAGTCACAGGTATCTTCTGAGCAAAGTATAGGGCATTACTTTCATGCACCTCATCTTTTTGCTTGTAGACTGATACCTTTTCATGATGATAGGAATTGAAAGTCTTTCCTGTATCATTACCAAATCTATTTTGGTTGGCTCTTACTCTTACAATGTTCGCACCAAACATATGAGAACGATCCCATATAGCTTGAAGCATAGGGGGTGCAGTCCTAATACTTTTAGTTGTTGCACTACCATTTCTGCTGTATATCAATTTTGACATATTTACTATCTCCATAGTTATTAAGGTTAATAAAGGTGGTAGTTTATGAGGATATTATCCTACTTCTCCGAAGTAAACTACCAAATCTTCCACCTATTAGTTAATTGATTAGTTAGGAAGTTTTCAACTAATCGTATAGTGCTAGTTATTTGTACCCATCAACTAGCAAATGGGTATTTCAAAGACAAATCTATAGCGAATGTCTAAGTCGGGAGAGTACATGCAGGTTATTTTGTATAATCTTTACGCTGGTGTTTCTCTATGTTCCCTTGAGATAATGTTGGATTATTTAATCTTGATGTTTGAAAGATAGGTATTCAATCTTTTCTTCAAGCTCTTTAACATTATGTCCTGTCGTTCTGTGGGGCAAATTATACCCCGATCTTGCCACGCTGTCAAGCGTTTTAATCTTTAAAACTCGAGAGGTGAAATATCATCTTCAATACTCTCGTCAGCTTCTTGAATAGCTTCACGTGGCTCAATTACAGACTCTATAAAATCTATAATATCAAAATGATCTTTTTCATCTAAATCAATAAACATAATTTTCTCCTTAAAATTTATGAATTTTTAAAATGCTTGAACCTGCCAAGCCCGATAATTATACCGACATCTGCCGAAGATGTCAAGCATATAAAACTTAAAAGACTTGCACAGTCCAAACAGTACCCATTTCTATAGTGTTATCGTTTAGAAAATCGTAGGTTGATCTTAGATACACCTGCTGTTTTGAAAACTTCTTGGTGTATAGAAATGACCTGTCCTCTTTAAAACAATGACGATCTTTTAAACTAAAGCCTAACTCTTTGATATACCGTAAGGCTTTCTCATTTGAGTTGAACTTTTTGGTATCAATATTTTTACTCATACTATCTCCTTATAAAGTAAATCATCAAGGCATGGTTGCCGAGACGAGACCAATTATACGCTTTTTTGCCCTGTTTGTCCAGCGTCTTAACAAACTTAAGATATATTTATAATCTTAAAAATTATAAAAACTTAAAATTTAAACTTTAAAATTAAATAAAAATTTAATAAATCTGTACCTTTTCCTGTACCTTTTGTGTCTTTTATGTGACAATTAAGTAACAATTTAGAAACATTTTGTGAATTTTATGTGAAATCGCCCTCAACTACCGACCCAGTTTTAAACTTTAAGACTCGAGATTTAAGTTAACTTAAGTAATTTAAATTTAATTCTTTGGTATGGTCGACTGCAAATTAAAAGAGCTACCGAGTCTTCGAGGTAATTTTAACAACACCTTTGAAACAAACCTAAAGAAATCGAAACATAAAAAAAACTCCCTCACTTCAAAAGCGAAGGAGTTTTGAGACTTAGCTGTTCTCTTGAAGATACAGATTTATCTTGTCGAAGTAAACCTTCGGAAGAGTCTTACCCTGAAGAAGCTGATGAGCTTTCTTGAAGGTGAGTCTTTGATCTTTCGCAAGACCGTAGAGACAACCCTGAATTTGCTTTTGAAGCTTCCAATTCATAGTTTCCCCCTTCTTGGCGAATTTGTACCCAATAGCTCGACATTGATTGAATGAAGCAGGTGCCCCGGTTCTATCTTTGTCAAAGCTGTTTATATCGAACGTATTTTCCATAATTATCTCCTTTAAGATATGGATTGGTTAAGTCCTTCAATGTAGTTTTGAAGGGATTGAGTTGCCACTACATCGTTGCAGTGAATTCCTAAAGCATGAATATCACTCACAAATAAATCGAGAGTGAACATCATAGCCTGAGAAAGTGTGTGAAACTTAATAGTTTCATTGTTTGAGTAATCTATAAGAATTTCCATTTATATCTCCTAATTAAAAAAACATAATACCATAAAGATTTTGAAGTTGCAAATGTCTAGTTTTTGTCCAGTACGAGTGAGCTTCGAGGGAGTCCTGGATCAAAAAGTTTTACTTATTTTCGTTGTCTTAGGAGAAAATCTGTAAACATTTGTCACTTTGAAATCTCTTATGGTTTGTTAACCACTTAATTTGGCAGATAGAAATGAGAAATTCTTAGATTACGAGTGTAACTATTCAGTTTCCCCACACTTTCGAATCTAAGATGTGAACCGAGTTTTCTTTGAGAGTGATCATGAATCTTTAGGACATGAGCCAAACGTTGTAGTGGCTTCAATCCCTTCAAAGCCTACAATTGAAGAGACTTAAGCAATTCATGCTCTTATCTTAAAGGATATAATATGGGAAATACAGTGAGATATAATAAGGCTTTGACAAAGCATAGGTTCGTGCACCTGCAAGGCTCAAGCACCTGTCGAGCTTGAAGGGTACAACATGAGTCAAGAAGGTGAAACTATGCTTTGGAACTTCAAAAGCGACATGAATGTTGTCTCAAGGTCAAAGAAAGATCATAGCCCGAAACCTTCAAGGAACCTGAAGAAGCTTCGAGTGTAAGACTCTGTAGATGTTTTCAAGTAAAAGATCAATCTGTCCTCGAACAGAACAGCTACCGAGAAACTCTGAAGCTTTTGAAGTTAGGGAGAAGCTATACAACTGGTTGAGATTTCTGTGGTGAAGTTGAGAAGGGGGTAGGCAGGAGACCATACCCTCTACCCTATATATCTATAGCATGATTATACATTTTACAGCAAATACCCTATTAACCAGATAGCTCTATATCTAGTTTACAACCCGAGACATAAAGACTTAAAAATCTTTATAGTATATAGGTATTATTTTGGAGTAAGTAAAAGGTTGTTTTAGCATGTGAGCAGGGAGCTCTGAGGTATGCTTTAACCCGGGGGGCACTAAAGTTATTATACATCCTCAATCCAGTTTTGTCAATAGTATAGATAAAAAAACTTTAAAAGCTTGACAAATTTCTCAGGTGCAGCTATAATAAAGAACATGGCTATATTACCAAGCATTGACAGTGCACAAACAAAACGTGAACTAACACCCAAACAAGAGTCTTTCCTTGAGCACCTGATTGAATGTCAGGGTGATGCTAAGAAAGCTGCAGAACTTGCAGGGTACAAGAGTCACTACCATCATGTTGTAAAGACTTTAAAGTCTGAGATACTAGAACTCACTCAAGAGATTTTAGCTAACTCAGCTCCTAAAGCAGCTTTTAAGCTTGTAGAGATTATGGATTCTAAGAAACCCATCATTCAAGCAAACAATAAGCTTACAGCAGCACAGACTCTTTTAGATAGAGTAGGTGTAACCAAAGTAGACAAAGTAGATGTAACTCACAACATGAATGCCGGTGGTATTTTTTTAATGCCGGACAAAGCCCCACTAGATATTGAAGATGGAGACTATGAAGATATTTCTGACTGAGATCGAAGCCTACGGTACAACCTTTGCAGGTCCTAACATCGTAGCTTCATCCTATGAAAAAGCAGAACTAGCTGCAGCTCAGAATCATTTAGTAGTTGTTGGGGAGCTTGATAGTATATACATTGATGATGAATTAGAAAAAGAACACTTAAACACAATCCCCAAAGAAGACGATAGGACAGTACACTAATGTTATTAGAAAGATTACAACTTAGAAAAGGTGGTAAAGCCAAGTCAAAAGTAAACGCAGCAGGTAACTATACTAAACCCGGAATGCGTAAAAAAATATTTCAAAGAATTAAATCACAAGCTTCACACGGTACTGCAGCCGGTAAATGGTCTGCACGTAAAGCTCAAGCACTAGCTAAAGCTTATAAGAAAGCTGGTGGAGGTTATAAGTAATGTTAAAAAAATCTCAACAGTCTTTAAAGAACTGGGGTGATCAAGACTGGGGAACTAAGTCCGGTAAGAAGTCTAGTGAAACAGGTGAAAGATATTTACCTAAAAAAGCTAGAGAAGCTTTAAGCGATTCAGAGTATGCAGCTACTACAGCAGCTAAACGTAAAGATAAAGCTGCAGGTAAGCAACATTCAAAGCAACCAAAAAAAATTGCAGATAAAACGAGGAAATTTAGAATGGCTAAAGGTGGTAAAGCAGACGGTAGGTTAAAACGAGCAGGAGTAAGTGGTTACAATAAACCCAAACGTACTCCTAATCATCCTAAAAAATCTCATATTGTTGTAGCTAAATCAGGTAGTACAATTAAAACTATTAGGTTTGGTGAACAAGGAGCTTCAACAGCAGGTAAGCCTAAAGCAGGTGAATCAGCTAAAATGAAAGCTAAACGTAAATCATTTAAAGCAAGACATAGAAAGAACATTGCTAAAGGTGTATTGTCTGCAGCATACTGGGCTAATAAAGTTAAATGGTAAAAAAATTAATAGTCTTGTGTTTTTTAGCAGGTTGTGTACATACACCTGAAGTAAAACAAAAAGAATGGAACGATAGATACAATCCGAATGATTGGAGAAAACAATTTGAAAAATGTAAAGCCATTCATTATGCTCCTTATCCTGAAGAAGTAATATTAGACGAATGGCGAAAATGTATGGACGAAAAAGATTATGGGTAAACAAATAGGCAGTGACGAAAAACCAATAACATTTAGATCACCGATCTACAAGAATACACACGGAAGTAAGGGTGCTAATCCCAGACCCGGATTTTATACTCAAGACTACAGAGATAACTGGGATCGAATATTCGGTAAAAAGAAAACCGAGGAGAACAACAATGACAATGATTAAGAAATGGTTAGAAGCAATAAAAAATTTTCTAACTCCAAAGAAACAAACAACTAAGAGGAAAACAAATGTTAAAAGAACTACTAGAAAAAAAAGTAAATAGTCTTATTAATACTAACGACCTTACAGACATGCAAGTCTGGGGTGTTATGTGTGCTATAGGCTTTATATCAGCTTTTATAATTATGTGGATAATCTAAATGTTTGTCCCTGATAACTATATCAGAAGAACTTCCTCAACCATACCTTTTGGTTATGAGCTTGATGAAAACTTTGATGGTTATCTAAAACCCGTGGAATCAGACTTGGCTGTGCTTAAGGAAGTGGCTGAGTCTGTTTTTCACCAAGAAATTAGCCTAGGAATAGGTGTTGATTGGCTCGAAGCTGAAACAGGTAAAGGCATGTCAAGACCCGGATTAAAAAAATACGTAGATAAGATATATGGAAGATTGGGAAAAAAATCCTAAAAACTACTTGACAAACCCTGACGGGAGCTATATACTAAAGAAAGACGGTACACCAAAGCGTAAGCCCGGTAGACCTAAGAATTCAGAGCTTTCAGATTTGCAATTAGCAGTAAGAGCTAAAAACAAATTAACTAAAAAGTCAAAGAAAGTTCAGAAGCTAACAAGAAGTTTAGCAAGAGTCAAGAAAGAACTTGACCAAGAAGAAAAAGTTTTAACATCTAATGTTATCACCAAGGAAGAAAGTAAAACACTTCCTGACCAGATACAAAAACATTTAGATACTACAGGTTCTCATGTGGCATTTATGCCTAACGAAGGACCTCAAACTGACTTCTTAGCTGCATCCGAAAAAGATGTTCTTTACGGTGGAGCAGCAGGTGGTGGTAAAAGTTTTGCAATGTTAATAGACCCATTGCGTTACTGTCACATTTCAGAGCACAGAGCTTTGATACTTAGAAGGTCTATGCCAGAACTAAGAGAACTTATAGATAAGTCTCGAGAACTTTATCCTAGAGCCTTTAAAGGTGCTAAGTTTAAAGAAGTAGAAAAGTTATGGCAGTTCCCAAGTGGAGCAAAGATAGAGTTTGGGTTTTTGGAACGTGATGCAGATGTATATCGTTA